ATTCCAATCATAATATCCGCCTTTTTGGATTGTGAGGATTAATAAAAAACCCCTGCAACAGTCCGAGGGGACTGAGCAGGGATTATGTGAAAGGGGAATTCGTTATCGGACAGGTGCAAATCTTCCTATGCTAGAAGAATCATCTATAATGACTCTTGCTACTTTACGGATTATAGTCAATAGACTTCCATTAGAACAATCGGAAGTTTGCACATCATCTGACCAACCACGTAGAGATAGGTTATTAACTAGCTCTTTAACTTGAAGACGTTCATCATCAGAATGAAAGACTCTAATAAGCTTAGCATTATCCATTTGAGAATTGAATTCCTCATCAGTTAGAGATTCAATAGTTGCGTGAACCATCTTATTAGAGTCTTTATTAAAGACTACGTTGGTCTTAGATGATTTATATTGTGCATTATTATCGTGTTTATGTATTTCAGTTTTCATATATAACTCCTTAGTATTAAGTGGGCATTGTTGCCCACTACGACAGGGGGGACGGATCCATAGTTGGGGTTGTACAAGCCGAGCCGATGTAGCGTAGCTACTTTAAATCACGACAGATTGATACGCACCTTATAATTATAGACGCTGAGCGTAGAGAGACAGAGTGATTTAAACAGGCAGAGGCTGAACACAAAATCTCAACGAGATTGAAGTGGGTACAACCCCAATCTATGGGGGATGGGTTATGTATATATCTAGCACACACATTCTAAACCTAATTTTCAAAAGCAAGTAGTAGTTCCCTGGTGTAATTGTGTATTTTAACGCATGAGTGATCCTAAAAAATTTTTTGATCCACTTTCTAGATTGTTCCTTATTTACAATAAAATAAACTGCAAATGGGAACCTGAGCCTATAACAAGTGATAATATAGAAGAATTGCTATATATGACAGACTATGTTAAGGCTGAAGTACAGATTGAAAGCATTATAGAAACTCAAATAATCGATAAATTAAAGAAAAATGAAAGAAATGATAAAAAAGAGTTGCAAAACTAACATTTTTTTACTTTTTTATAAAGTATATATACTGTACAGTATCGATTCTGTACAGTTAGAAGACTGTATTATATCTCTCTGGAGATATAATACTACAGTATCGATACTGTAGTGGAATATATTACTCGAAGATTAAAAGTGAATAAGTATATGGATGTAACTTATCCTATTTATACTAAACAAGAGGCTTTAGATAGAGATATTTCATTTAAAGAATGGAAAGTTTGCACAGCTGGAGACTTTGGAGTCTCTGATGATGGCTATATAGCAGAATGTGTTAAGCGCACTAAATATAAAAAACAGACTGAGATTCAATTTCCTTTTGGAAAAGCATGGATTAGTAAGACAGCTAAGTTATTATATGAACCACGTAGGTTAACTGGAAACTATGATGGTGTTTCATCTCGATCTTGGCAAGATATAGAAGCCCGAAAATCAAGAACTAAGAATGTAGTAGATGTATATGTTCGTATGTTACTAAATGGTGGCCCTATAGATTGGCAGCAACTAGGTGAAATGTACCGCTCAGATCAAAAAAGGCCTGATTTAACGGTAAAAAGACTTTTTAAATTAGAAAAGGTTAAGAAAATGGTAGATAAACGTATTGATGATGCATTAAAAGAACGAGGTATCGATGAAGGAGAGGTATTAGATGTTATAGCAGACGCTATTGCTATAGCTAAAGAGAAAAAAGATCCTTCTAATATGTTAAAAGGGGCTGAAACCTATGTTAGAATCCTTGATATGTTACCTAAAAAAGCAGTCCAGACCGATACAATGCAAATTGACATGACTAGTCAGATTTTAGATGATATTGAAAAGGAAGAAAAACGTCTAAAGTTAGAACAAAAAAAGGAATTAGTTTAAATGAAGCCTAATAGTATATCAGATATACCTAAAAATGGCGATATTTTATACAAAAAACGCCTTATTTTTAAATATTCAGATGAAGACCAGATGGAATTATTTCTTAGCGTTTTAAGATCAATTGCTCAAGAAAATGGAATTAAGGTTGAGGATGGTTCTTACGATTATATAATTGGAAAAGATTACTAATTTTGATCATAAACGTAGTCCGTTAGACAAATATAAAAAAAGATGACCTCAAAATCTAGTAATAAAGCGATTATACAAAAGTTAAAGACTGATATGGTATTATTTGGGAAAATTGTAATGCCTCAGATGTTTTCAGTACCGAGTCCGAAGTTTCATTATACTATTGCAAATGATTTAATTGATAAAAGAAAAAAACAAATTAACATTATAGCTCCTAGAGGACATGCTAAAAGCTCAATAGTAGGTGGTGTTTTCCCATTATATCATTTAATGTTTGATAAAGGACAAAAACTTGTAGTATTAGTATCTAGAACTCAAGATCATGCTGTTAAGTTATTAGGAACTATTAAAGATACCTTAGATTATTCAGAACAATTTAGACAATTATTTGGTTATTGGGGGCAACACAGTGCAAAAAGTTGGGCAAAAGCAGAAGTGGAGCTAAAAGATGGCTCTATGATTATATGTAAGGGTACAGGTCAGCAGTTAAGAGGTATTAAAGTAGGTAATCAAAGACCTACGTTAATTATTGTAGATGATCCTGAAGATGAAAACAATACAAAAACAGCAGAAGCCATGGAACATAACCTTAGATGGTTATTGCAATCTGCTGTACCTTCAGTAGATCCTATAAAAGGTCGCATTGTAATAATTGGAACGCCACAACATCAAAGATGTATGGTGGAAACTCTTAAAGAAATGAAAGGTTGGGAAAATAAAGTATTTACACCCAGTATTGAAGAAAATCGTTCTTTATGGGAAGAATGGTGGCCCATTAAAAAATTAATTGCTAAAAAAGAAGAACTAGAGTCTATTAATCGTTTATCTGTTTTTTATCGTGAATATATGTGTGAAATTGTAGGAGACGAAGATCAATTATTTAAAAAAGAAGATATTCAATATTATGAAGGCTCTTTTAGACTAGATACAGAAGGAAATGCTTTTCTTGACCTTACAAATGTAGGAGGAGAAAAAGTAGAAGAATCAGTCCCTATTAATATTTTTACAGGAGTCGATCCTGCTTCAAGCGTTAAACAAACTGCAGATTATTCAGTTATATTTAATCTTGCTGTTGATGATAAGAATAGAAAGTTTGCTTTGCCTTATTATAGAAAACATGCAAAACCACTAGCATTGGCTGAAGCTATTGTAGAAAATTTTAAAAAGTATAAAAGTACTAAAACACGAATTGAGTCTGTGGGATATCAAGAGATGTTGCGTCAATATGTTCAAATGAGATGCGACGAGGAAGGGATATTTATTCCTGGATTGAACATAAAAGAAAACCCACGAACTAGTAAATCCCACAGACTTGAAAGTCTACAACCTTCTTTTGCAAAAAAAGAAATTTTTATTATGAAAAACATGCAAAACCTTGAAGATGAGATGCTTTTGTTCCCTAGGGGTAAGCACGATGATATACTTGATGGATTTTATTATGCATTTAAAGGACATTACAAACCTTTCCATGAAGAAAAGGAAATTCCAGTCTTAGGAATGAGTAATTTTAAAAAAATTGATTGGCAAACTACTTAAAGCGTAGCACTTCCCTTTGGTAATTTGGTAATCTTCCCACCGAATGCCGCATACCAAAGATCCTTTAGTCTCAGAATCAGAAAAACTCCTTGATCAATATCATGGCGAAAGAGCCGAGTGGGCTACTCAAGCTATGGAAGATGATGAGTTTCGCAATAACCAACAATGGAAGGCTTCCCATGTTACTACACTTGAAAGTAGAGCGCAAAGCCCTATTGTTGACAATGTAGTACATCCTGCTGTAGAACAAGCTAAAGCACTTTTAACTGCAAATAAACCAAAATTTCAATCTACAGGTAGAGATGATAGTGATACAAAGGTAGGTAGGATTTTTTCAGAAATAATGTCTTATATCTGGGATAAGTCCAATGGCAATGTTGAATTAAAACAAATTGTAGATGATTACTATGTAAAGGGAATGGGAGTAATGCAAGCGTATATGGATCCCATGAAAGACTTTGGGCGTGGGGAAGTCTGTTTTCATAGCGTAGATCCGCTAGATGTATATATTGATCCTAATTCATCAGATACATTTTGTAGAGATGCCTCTAATATTATAATTGCTAAATTATTTACAGGCGCACAATTAATGGATTTATATCCACAAACTAAAGAAATTATAGATAATCTTGAACAATCTAGAAACGACAGATATCCATCTCAAAGCAGGAGAGGTCAGTTAGATCAAGTAATTGGGCCTATCCAAAGTGATAATTACTCTACTGATGAAAAATACTATGAAGTTATAGATAGATATCAAAAAGTTAAACTACCATACTATCATATAATCGATACCGTAATAAATCAAGAATATATATTCAACATTGAGGATTTTGCTGAATATTCAGAGCAACCTGCTATTATTATGGTTAATCAAGAAGGCACTCAGTATATAACTGAGAAACAAAGTGTAGATGAACTAATTGCAGTCTATGAAGCGACAGGCGGCACCTATCATTATATGATGGACATGCAAACAGGTCAGCCTACACTAATGCCTGGAGAAGAACATGCAGAGGCAATTCCTGGTTCTCAAACGGAAATACGCCTTACTAAGAAAGGACTTTTGATAGCCGAAGGGGCTATTATTTCTAATGAAGTAATCGTAGATAGAGTACGTAGAATTCTTTGTGCTGGAGGGGTTATGTTATATGATTACATATTGGATATAGAAGAATATCCTATTGTAACCCTAATGAATAGACATAATCGTAATCCTTATCCGATGAGTGATGTAAGGTTTATAAAACCAATTCAAGAATATATAAATAAAATTACTTCTTTAATAATTGCCCATGCTAGTTCTAGCACAAATACAAAGTTGTTGATTCCTAGGGGATCTATGAATCGAAAACAATTAGAAGAAGAATGGTCACGAGCAGGTACAGGTGTTATTGAATTTGATCCTGAACTTGGAACGCCTATTGTTGCAGGGCCTATTCCATTACCTAATGAATTATATAAAAATAGAGAAGATGCTAAACAAAGCATTTATCATATTATAGGTATTCATCCATTGCAAAGTGGAGATCCTTCTGCAGCTCCTTCTACTTATAAAGGAACAGTTGCTATAGATGAATACGCTCAAAGAAGAATTAAATCCAAACTAGATGACATAGATGAAGCATTAAATCAGATAGCTAAAGTAATTGTTCAATTTATTCAACAAACGTATACTGATCAAAAAATAGTTAGGATTATGAAGCCTGACGGAAGGATGTCGCAAGTGACCCTAAATCAACCTATTTACGATGATCTTACCAATGAGATCTTAGGACGTATAAACGATGTTACTATTGGGAATTACGATTTAATCGTAGTATCGGGAAGTACCCTGCCTTCTAACCGTTGGGCAAGATTTGAATATTATATGCAATTATATCAATCAGGTATTATTGATGCTCAAGAAGTTTTAGAGCAAACTGAAGTTGCAGATACTGAAGGAGTTATGGAAAGAACTAGTATTATTAATCAGCAAAAGCAAATAATTGCTCAACTAGAAGAAGAGCTGAAGAATACAAGAGGTGATCTACAAACCGCTCAAAGAGAATCAACTCATGATAGAAAGCGTGTAGAAATTGAAAAATTTAAGACTAAGCTGAATAGTGCTTCTAATAAATCACAATCAGCAGTCAATTTGTTTGAAGCAAGGCTAAATGATGAATTGCAGAAAACACGACAAGATTTAAGACAAGATGAACAACAAACAAAAGAGGCTATTGCTGTCTCATAGACAAATAGCCAAGGAGAAGTTTAATGTCTGAAGAAACACAAAACAAGGATGCTGGAAGCGAAAGTAAAGAGTATTTTGAACTCGGTGCCGATGCTCCAATTCAAAGTGATAGTGTAGGAGAAGAACAGGCTCCAAATCCTGTTAATGATCTGGAAGCATATGATAATAGTCTTATGCCGAAAGATGCTCAAACCGAAGAACCTGCTACGGAGACAACTCCTAAAGCAGATGAAGGTCGATTTGAGTACTGGCAGAGCAGATATGACCAAAAGGCAAGTGAATTCAATAAGTTAGAAGAGCAGCTTGGGCAATATCAAAAGATTGCGCCTATAGCAGAGTATATACAGGAAAATCCAAATGTTCTTCAAAACGTTGCAAGA